TTTTACTTTACCTGTTAGTTGTGCTATAATCTCCTCACGAGTAGCTACCAATACATTTGTATTTCCCTGAGGTAAATTAAGATACCCGTCATTCTTGAGACGTTGTATTTCTTTCTTACCTTCTATCTCTATTTTTTTGAGGTCTTTATTAGCTTCAGTCTTTTTATTCTGTAAATGTATCTTGTTAATAGTTTCTATTGCACCAGCACCAGCAGCAATAAGACTTGCCAGGCTTGCCATTTGTTCTGGGTCTCCAGTTGCAGCAACTACCTGTTGTAATTCTTTAACACTCTTTACACTTAGAGTGGCTAATTCTGCAGAGTTCTTTAATATAAAGTCCTGAATATCTTGCTCCGTTTTAGGTACTTCAACCTTAACTTCCGGTTCGATATCTTTTGCATAATCCCTACCAACCACTTCTTTATCTTCAGAGTTTAACCCTGCAATAAATCCGTCTATCTGACTTAACACATTTTGATTATCCATTGCAGTATTATCCGGTAAAGGTGGTTGATTCACAATAATATTTATGGCAAGCATTGATTTATCAATATTATACTTTATACTCATACATTATGTCATTCCCAGTTAACATTAAATTCGTTAAAACACACGACTTAGCTGTGTTACCAAAGTTTAACCATTCAGATCCTTATACAGGAGATTCTGGTATCGATCTTACAGCAGTCGAGCAAGTTACTGTACCTGCTAAAGGTTATGCTGTAGTACCTGTAGGTCTTAAGTTAGGTTATCTAACTCCTGGTTATTGGATTCGAGTTGAAGGTCGTTCCGGTGTAGGTTTTAAAAAGCATATCTTTCCTCATTTCGGTATTATTGACAATCCTTATAGAGGCGATATGGGTATCAAGCTCTATAACTTCGGTACTGAAGATCAAACGTTTAAGGCTGGTGATAAGATTGCTCAGCTTATCGTCTATCCTTTAATTCAAGCTGATATTGAATGGACAGATCAAGTAAGCGAAACTACTCGTGGTGAAAAAGGCTTCGGTTCATCTGATAAACCAGCTAAAGCTGATGAAGTATACAATAAGAAAATGAGTGGTACCACACCCACCGAGGTTGAGATAGTAGCAGATCCAGATGGTGGCTTTTCAGTTAAACCAAAAAAGAAATAATGACAATTAACGAACAGTTAATGAATATATGGGTAGAAGCATACCGGCCAGCTAAACTGGCCGATATGGTTCTATCTGAGTCTTTACGGTCGTTCGTAGAAGAATGTAAACGTAAAGACGAAATACCTAATATGTTGCTAGTAGGTAATGCTGGTACTGGTAAGACCACATTAGCGAAAGTAATTATAAATGAAATACTAGATGCACAATACTTGTACATTAACGCAAGCGAAAAGAACGGTATCGACGAAGTCCGTACCTCTATTCTTTCATTTGCTCAAACTAAGAGCCTGGACGGCAAAATTAAGGTTATCTTTCTGGACGAGTTCGATAACTTTACTGATGCAGGTCAAAGAGCTCTGCGTAATGTTATGGAAGAGTACGCTGGTAATACCCGTTTTATCCTCACTGGCAACTATCTACATCGTATTATCCAACCGATTCAGTCTCGATGCCAAGTTTTCACTGATTTTACTCCTCCTATTGGAGAATATGCTAAACGAATAGGTTTTATTCTTCGTCAGGAAAAGATACAAGTAGAGAAAGAACAAATAGAGAAGATTAAAGAGGTTATTCGTTATTATTACCCGGATTTACGAAGAATAATTAACTATATACAGCGTAGTGTTGTTGAGGGTGTATTAACTATTAGTAGCACGATTAATAACGAGGGATTCGCACAAGAGATCCTGGATAAAACCGTGAACAAAGAAGATCTTACGTCTATACGTAAATTCGTTATAGAGTCGGAGCAAACCTTTGGAAACGACTATCCTAAGTTAATGAAAGATCTGTTTAATGCAGTGTATAAGTGCTCTATCTCAGAAGATAAAAAAAGACTTGCATTGCTGCAAGTCTCTGAATATTTGTATCGAAGTGCTTTAGTAATGGATCAAGAAATTAATTTCTTCTCTTGTCTTATTGCTTTAGCTTCCGTGGTGTGAGTATTTTGAAGCTTTAATTGCTGAAGCAGGATCTTTTACATTACCACCTGGTAGAAATGTTTTTGGTCCTTTGAGATTAATATCTTGCGATATTGATTCTTCTTTTTTGCACATACATACATCTCTACCACAAATAGGGCAAACCTTCTCTTCAACAGAAGACGGTTTCGTTTCATGTAATGAATCATGTGCTAAACCGTTAACATCGACATTATTTTGAAGTTCCTCTAATTCATCATCAGTTAGCGGTGTACCATCAACAAATTGTGCTCTGGAAACAAAAGCATCTGAAAAGTCAGGGTAATCGTGCATGTCGACATCATCTATTTCTATAGTATTCATATCAACTTCTTTACCATTAATCATTACACCTCTTCGTTCTTCAGATGGCATTTGAGGGTTACCAGCTAACTGGTTTCCACTATCTGAAGCTGATGGATTGACTTGACCATCTGCACCTACATCTTCATTGAGAATTTTAATGTAAAGACTATCTAAAGCATTTTCAGACAATCTTGTTGCTGATTCTTTTAGTTCTTTAACTTTCTTTAAATCTTTTACCTTAGGGGGGAGTTCGTCGTTATATTTGTTTGAATGAGGTAACTCTGTATTGTCAGTAGCTAGTTTATAGTTACCATCTTTAACCCAGTTTTGTTTTTTACCGAGTTTGTTTTGATCTTCAACTTCTTCGTCTTTATGCCATTTATGTTTACCGACTTCTTCTGGGTCTGTAACACGGTCTTTAGTATCGCGTTGACCAGCTGGTACAGGAGCTAAATCAGCACCAGTGTTAATTTCTTCTAAGCACTCAACTGGAATTGTAACTAAATTACGCCAAAAACCAGGAGATGCTTCTTCATAACAATCAGCAAGACTAGCAGGTGCACCTTCTGTAGCGTCAGCACTATATCTAGCAGCAATATCAGTATTGTGTAATTTACCTACACGGATATTGTTACCAGTTTTAATAATATCTTTAAGACGCTGTTTAACGTTTTCACCTAATTTTTTATAACTCTCTAGATTTTCGTAGCCGGATTTTAATTTAACGACATCACCTACTAAAAAGCCGTTACCTTTTGTGTAACGTGTGTAGGCTTCTTGAAATAAAGAGTTAAACTTACTGTTTTTCATATGATGATTATACTTACTCCTTCCCTAAGTATTTTACAATGCCATCCCTAAGTTTTACAGGTTTACAAAGAGTTGCTGTAACAACTAACAGTTACACCTATTCGGATATACATTTAGATTTTTCTAACCCTATTAACAAGGATTTAACTTCTGATTACGACGAGGCAGCTATTAAAAATTCAATTAACTCTTTGTTTAACACCTTACCAGGACAGAATTTATTAAATCCAACATATGGTTTAAATCTAGCACAGTATTTATTTCAGCCTGTGTCTCAAACAATCGGTAATCAAATAGGTAAAGCTATCTTGAATGGATTGTCTATATACGAGCCACGAGTAACAGTGCAAAATATAAACATTCAACTTAACCCAGACGAGCAAACTTACTACATTGAATTAAATATACAGATGCCGTACTTGAATAATACAACTCTTAGAGTGCCTGGTGTATTAAGTCAAACTGGTTATACTCTTTCATAAAATGTCAACAACATATACAGATGCATCAGCTCTAAACATCCAACCAAACGAGTATATTGCGTTTGATGCTACGAATCTTAGAGACTTCATGAGAAACCGCTTAACGCAAAGCGGATTGTTTACAGATCAATATTTAGAGGGTTCTAATTTAACTGCTATACAGAATATCATTGCGTACTCATTTCATACGTTTATGTTTTATCTAAACAAGACTTCTTCTGAGTCCATGTTTAGTGATGCTCAAATATACGAAAACATAAACCGTGTTGTAAAGATTATAAATTATTCCCCTATCGGTAATCAAACTGCAACCGCAACATTTACTTGCTCTGCTACAAATAATTTAAATATAGGTTCTTATACTATACCTCGTTATACTTTTATAAGAGTAAATAACGCGCCGTATTCTTTTAATACCGATATTACCTTTACAAAAACTTTATCTACTACTCAATATCTTGAAAATGTCGGTAATCAATCTCTGTTATATCAAGGCAAATGGACAGAGTATCCTATTTACAATGCACTTGGTGTAACTAATGAAGTAGTATTTGTTGCACCTGGCAGCGCTGTTAACGTGGATCATTTCAATATTGATGTGTATGTAAATAGCGCTCAAACAGGTAAATGGTCTCAATGGAAGCGTACCGAGTCTTTATATCTGGAAAACGCTACATCTCAAAGTTTTGAAGCTCGATTAAACGAAAGTAAAAACTATGAGCTTAAGTTTGGAGATGGTATAAACGGTAAGCAACTTAATGCTGGAGATGCAGTAGCTATTTATTATCTACAGTCTCTAGGTACTGATGGTCAAATAGGGGCGGGAGATCTGAACGGGTTAAATGCTGTAATATACAACACTACTCAGTTTAATATTATACAAGCAGATGTATTCAGCTCTGACTTACAATACCTTAACGATACAAACATAAACGCTTTACAATTTAGTAATTCTAACCCGTCTACTGTTTACACGAATGCAGAAGATGCTAATAGTATTCGTACTAATGCCCCAGCTGCATTTAAATCTCAGTACAGATTAGTAACTTCTCAAGATTATCAAAACTTTGTAAAGTCTACATTTAACAATATTGTGCAAGACGTTACAGTATATAGTAACAATGACTATGTTAACAAACATTTACGCTACCTATACAATATCGGGTTAACAAACCCAAATCAAGATAGCAGAGTACTTTACAATCAACTTGCATTCTCTACCGCTTGTAACTTTAATAACATTTATATATACGCCTTACCAAAAGCTACACAACAAAATACGAACAATTACGTAAACTATTTAACACCAGCTCAAAAGTCTCTTATAATTAATACTGCAAATGATAAAAAGACTTTAACTTCAGATATTATAGTTACAGACCCTGTTTATAAAGCAATTACCGTAGGTTTAGGAGATGGCACTGAAACAGATGTAAACTACATTATATCTCAGACTAGATTTGTTGTAAAGTTATCTCGTACTGCAAAAACATCTACTCAATTACTACAAAACAAAATAACAGGTATAGTTCAATCTTACTTTGATCCTTCTCAGCTTACACTAGGTTTTAATATTGATCTTGTAGCTTTAGCTGCTCAAATTGAAAGTATACCCGATGTAGAAAATATTTACACTCAAAGATTAGACACTGGTGAAACTGTACAGGGTATTTCAATGATAATCTGGAATCCTTCTTACCCTGCGAATGATATAACTATAACATCTAAAAATTATCAGTTGCAAGACTTCCAGGCTTTATATTTTAGTAACATAAACGACTTTTCAAATCGCATCATAGTATCAGCAGATGTCACGCAAGATACATCGGTAATAACGATTTAATAAGCGATTGATATGAGTGTTTCTAATTACATAGCATCACCAGGTTTTACAATAAAAGTAGCTGATACTTTAACAGCTGCAATTAGCGGCCTTACTCATGCTACACCTATTATATGTACAGTTACTACGGTACCCAACATACAACCAGCAAGCATATTAAATCAGTTCTCATTATTCTTTCAATTCGGAGACGGTACTGAAGTAGAAGTTACACAAGTTACAAATAGTGCATTAGTAAGTCCTGCACATGTTTATAATTGGCCTGGCAGTTACGAAATAAAACTAGCTGTAATACCTAAAAATGGAGATCCTGTACAAACGTTCTCTAATACATTTAAAGTTGTAAACTATTTTACGGACTCTATTAAGTGGGATTATACAAATTGGCCAGACCTATCCTCTTTAGCGCTTTCTGGAAACCCTTTAAGTGCCTTATTTCATGGTTATCAATCTTGCCCTCCAGGCCCGTTAAACAATGCTACAGCATTAACGTTTAAATACAACATTTCAAACGTCTATACCCCGAACATTATATTTGATTTTTACGCACAGAATTCTTTATCTCAACCGTGGGAAGTAGTGACAGAAGGCAACAAGTTTGCACAATTAAGACCAAGATGGAGATTCACTGATCTAGATGGTAACCAGTTTACCACATTAACTGCAAATAATGTAAACCCAGTTTATGTCAATTCTTTAGGACGGTTAACTGTTGCAGCTAGTGGCACCTTAGTCGGGTACACCGGTAGTGTAGACTTCTATTATATAGACGATATACCTTCTTTAAATTACTATACAGTTAATATACCTAAAATATGGGTAGTGTATAATACAAAGAATAATTTTAATTTACAAGATACTAATGATGTAAATGTGCCTTCTTATTCAAATAGTCAGGTATTCTTATCAGCAGGCTTCTATGTAAAGAATTTATCAGCTGATCATTTCGGTATAACTGTAAACGGTGGAATGATTGCACCACCTAGTGTAGTATGGCCAGATACTGATAGTAATATATTTGCTACAATTAACGGTCCATATACAACGTCTTCAGATTTTAGTAATAAAGTACTACTAAACTACCCTCTAGATGGTACCCCAAACCGTCAAGTATTTTCAACCGTTACACCTCAATCAGCAGCTTCTCTCTATTCTTCTACATTCTACTTTAGCAGAAGAGATAACTTAAGCAGAGACACCGGCGGTTATTATAAAAATATTCTTAGTACATTACCGGTATCATCAGCTTTACTTTCAAGTGGTACCGTAGTTACAAATCTACTCTTAAGTGCAGCTAATGTATTCACAATAATTGAGCCACCACCATTGAGTGGCTACTATATTGAACAAGGTAGATTTGCATATGCTCAACAGTACGGTTATCTTTCAGCAACTAATCTAGTAGGTAATTATAATTTTAATATAACCGATTTTTATAAAAAGTATTTTGTACGCAAAGTAAATGAAACGTTTAATTACGGGCAACAGTTACAAAGCTACGCATTACAAAACTTTATAGCTAACGATACTAACTTTATAACGTTTTTATCTGCTATCGGTGGGGATAATGTACACCCTTCAGAAAACTTTGGTACAGTTGCATATGAAAAAACTGCCAATTTCGTTGCTAATAACCAAGATGTAGATACTGCTGGAGTGGATCAATTGTACTCTTTAGCTGAATTAATTAATACAGAGTTCGATAACTACAATTATAATCTACCACCACAGTTAAAGAGACAATTCGACTTATATAGTGTATCTCATGAAAGGTTATGGGGCACAAGAGAGAAATACAATACAAACTTTGACGTTTTAAATGGTCACACTAACTTGGGTGTAGCTTTAACAGCATATGCACCTAACACTACCGTATATCAAGGTCAAAAGATTGTACTTAATGATATATTTAATCCAGGTTTTTATGAGGTATTAGAGGTACCTGAAATTACTTCTTATGCTAGTATTACTGCAAACAATATGCAGAGTTACTTCCCGGCAGCTAGTGCATCATCGTTCCCTATTACAGCTTACCCATTAAGTGCATTTTATGGTTGGGGTGTCAAGACTCCTGTTTTCAACAATTATAGGTTCTACGTTTACAACCCAGCTTTTTCAAACAAACCTGTAAACAATCTTATAGATTGGACTCAAAATACAGATGGTAGTTTATCAACAACTTTATCTGAAAGTGTATCCTCTTTAAGTGCGTGGTACGCTGATGATGGTATACTAGAAAATATTTATAGCTTTTACATATCGAAGGGATTAAACCTGATTGGTAGTAAATATTACACACCATGATAAGTTTCAAAAATTACTACAAATCCCAGCTTGTTAATGAAGCTGCTATCGATGATAGTACTCTTAAGAGACACTTATCACATCTAGAAGACCTTGCTATTGAAGAAGGTAAAGCTGGTTTTGCTAAGTTTGTTGAACAAGTAGAAAACTTTACTTCGTATCTAGAAGGGTTTAATAGTAAAACATCTGTTAACTTAAAAGTAGATGGTGCCCCTGCTTTATTTTGGGGTATAGATCCTAGACCAGATTTTGATAATCAATTCTTTGTCGGTACTAAAACAATTTTCAGTAACGTACCAAGCTTAGTACATAGTGAGCAAGAAGCTGATCAATTATACGCAAATGCACCAGGCTTGAGAGACGTACTAAAGTCTGTTTTTCCATACCTTAAAAAAGGTTATGATAATTCAGGTTTAATGTATCAAGGAGACTTGTTATTTTCAAATGCAAGAAAACCTATAACAAGAAGTATAGAAGGTAAACAATACCTGACTTTCCAACCTAATTTAATTACATACGCTATACCAGTCGACCCTCAATCTGAATTATATAGACAGGCCTCAACAGCTGATATGGGTATAGTCATACATTCAGCATTTAATATACAGTCTGATAGCAAAGGTAAAATTACTTCTCAAATGACAGGAAGAGATGTAAAAAGAGTTGTTAATAGTTTACGCAAAGCAAATGTGTTTGCAGAAGGATCAAATTATAAAACTCTTAACTTACATTTAGACACTAACCTTAAAAACTCTTTAGACGGGCTATTAAAGGATGCTAAATTAAAAATTAGTAGTATTTCAAACGAATTTAATACAGATTATGTAAGTGATACCACTTTAGTAGGTCTGTTAAGAGAGTATACAAACTATATGGTGCGTACTGGTGGTGGTGTATTTAAAGCTGCTACAGAAGGGGAATCATTTAGTGTAGAAAAGTATACCAAAGGTTTTCTAGCTTTTGCAAGAAAGAAACTAACCGATAAAGCTGCTAAGCTTGGAGAACGTGGCAAAGCAAACGCACAAAAGAAGATTTCTAATCTAGCTGTCTATTTACAGAGAAATCAGTTACCACTAGCTGGACTGTTGGGCGCTACATACGATATGATTCGTATCAAGTTAATATTCCAACATCTATTAGCAAATGCTGAAGGTAACTTAAGTAAGATGGCTTCATTTATTCCAGTTGGAGATACATACATTACCGCTCCTGGTGAAGGTCACGTTCTTTATATCGGAGACACCCCTAACCAGGTAAAGATTGTAGATAGAATTAATTTTAGTGCAAATAACTTCTTATATGCTGGTGAACGCGGTAGAAAACCAGCAACAGTAACAGAGGATGGTTCTGTAGCAGAACCTAGTTATAGTATTGGATTTTTTGGCGGAGGCTTTAACCCTCCTCATATCGGACACTTTGAAGCAGCTAAACTAGCAGCAAAAGAAAATAATGATGTATACATTATTATTTCTAGAACAGAAAGAGACAATGCTAATATTAATATACATAAAAAGCTGGCTATTTGGAATCTGTACAAACCTTTATTAGAACATTATAGAGCTAAGATACACATTATTGAAGCAGACATATCTCCAGTTAGAACAACTTATGAGTATGTTGCTACGTTGAATGAATCTCCTGAAGCTGGTAACATTACTGTTAATCTTTATTCGGATGCTGAGGATGCAAGTAGGTACAGTAATATGGCTAAGTTCTCGGATCACTTAAAAGCAGTAAACATTAAACCAACACCCCGTTTAGGGTCTGGTACACAATTTAGAGAATACCTTGCTAAAGGTGAAATGCATAGAGCATTTGAATTAATGCCAAGCGGTGTTGATAAAGCAGCGGTCTGGAATATATTAATTAGCTAAACATGGAAATTGATAAAATATACAATCGTATTTTAAATAAAGATTATACCACTAAAAAGGTAGGTTTCGAGGACGTATATAAAAAGAAGATACTTAAAGAACAGCCTGAACTCGCTCCATCAATTGTACCCACGGCTGATAACCCTCAAGCAATAGCTGCTCCACAAGCACCGACTGCTGAACCAGCAGCACCTGTTAATGAATACGACAGAGTTATTTTAGAGCATTTAAAAAAGCTCGGTGTTTCACCAGAAGTAAAAGGCATTAATTTAGAGGCAAGACCATCTCATATCGATCCACACGACTTAGCAGTATGGGAAGCTTTATACGAATTAACACCACCGAAAAAGAAAGCTACAAAAGGTAGTACAAAAGGTTCAGGTAACGGTGAAATGAGTTTATACTGGTTACTGAGTAAGGGTATGTATAAACAAGAAGTTGTTGATAGTCGTTCTAAAGGTCAACCTGATTTAAGAGTGAATGGAATGGGGCTAGAAGTAAAAGCTTATGATAAGATTTCCGGTGGTATGCTTAGCTTAGGTAGGTTTAGAGAAGCAGGTGAAATAGAAGGTAAAGATAATAACATACTACTGAATTCTATTTTCGGTTTAAGTATGTTAACCAAGAAGCTTGCTTTTAAAAGCGGTTCTACATTAAAGAAATTACAAGAAGCAAAAGAAGAATTAACTCTAGATAGAGCTACACCAAGTGATTTTAATTCTAAGGTTATGATAGAAGCATTTACCCAGATTAACAGTCTGTACAAAGCTATTATTAAAGCGGTAGATGAAAGTCAAAAAGTCGGCATTGATTTACTACAGTATGATATATTTGAAACTGTATTCGAAAAGATCTATACCATATACGACAAATTAGGTATACCGAGTAGTATGCAAATTAATGCTTCCCCAGAAGAATGTACTAGAAAGCTTTTTGCTAGATTAGCTATTACTAAATTAACAGAGAAACCAGGCGACAATGGCTTCATTGTAAATGTAAGCCCTACTGGTCACTTAGAGTGGTATAAAGTAGAGCTCTCAAAGATTGAGAGCAAGATAGGTGCAGATAGTATTAGTGCGCGTGGTTCGGCACTACAAGTCAGTACAGCGCTGTTTAATTAATCTTCTAAATCAGCAGCAATTTCAGCTAGTTCACTAAGAACAGTTTTGAAATGTTCCATTAACTGAGCTGAATCTGGATGTGCAGTTGCTTTC